ACTCCCTCATTGATAAGGAAGTTTTTATTGAACCTTGATAAATCTTGTGCTGAGGTGGAGTAACCGTCTCTAAAACTTACATCTATTGCCATATAATTAACTTAATTGTTTTTAGTTTATCATATGAGACTAGAAAGTATTTATATTAATCTGCTACCAATATAAACATCTACATCTGGAAAATTAATTTGTCCACTCCAACTATCCCAAGTAATATCCATATTAGGACCTTGAATATCTCCAGTTGCATTAGATCCTTGTAAAGAAATTTTATTTTGGCTAAGTTCTAATCCCCTAGCATTTGGAGTCCCTAAAGGATCAGCTAATATAATAAATGGGTTTGTATTTAACAGATTAATTGTTGAAGCTTGATTTGGAGATTGTACAACAGCACTATTACTACTTGCAATAGTCCTCTGCTGTCTTTCTAAATCACTTATCCTCTGCTCTAAATGTTTTATTGTTTGAATTAAATCCTGTTCTTGTATACTTGTACTCATATGTTTTAGATTATAGTTGATACGGTTAATTTTATTTGCTCTTCACCATCATCAGATATCCTGACTTCTATTCCATATATTCTCATATTGGTATTTATATTGACATAGCCACTTTTAATCTTAACTGAAACTATATCTCCTATATCATACTCCCCAAAATCATCAAAAGCATTATTAAGAGTTAAATCATAAATAGGTTGCTCTGCTTTCTTGACTCTCAATACCTCTGTAGCTCTTGTGTCTAAGGTAGCTTGTAAAGATATAGACTTCTCTTGCACTCTGTCTTCAAGCAATCCCACTGCTGAAATTAAAGTTGAGTCAGTAGCAGTTGAGGTTAGCCTTGCGTCTCCTAATCCTTCACCTTCTACCACTATACTGTTAGCCATATCAGATAATGTTCTAGCTCGTCGCCAAGCCTGTATATTATTTCTGAGGCCATCTCCATATTCTAATTGTATATTTGTGATTGTACTTCCTCGTTTACTAAATACATTAAAGACCCCTAAGGTGTTTATTTTTATGCTAGGAGTTATAAGAAAGTCAAAGCCATTTATAACTTCAGTTAATTGGATAATCTTCTCTCCTATCTTTTCATCTAAATATGTTCTATCTCTATTCTGAGTTGCCTCTATAGTACCCTGTGTAAGCCCTAAATTGCCACCTGTCAGCCCTTGTGTTGTATTTATAATACCCCAAGCTATCTGACCAGCGTCTGTGGCTGTATATGTGTTTGAGGTGTATCTTTTCTCAGATAATATATGGAATATCTCGACACATTGTAAATTAACTGTACCTTCGTCTATTGAAGCATTTTCCTCCATTTCCCAGACCACACCAGCCCAAATCAAAACATTAGCCCTATAAATCAATAATCTAGTCACTCCTAAATATATTGGAAAGGTATTCAATCTTTCAGAGGTTATAGGAAGGGTAAAACTAGCTTTGCCAGCCCTGTTTAGCTGATAAGAGTAACTTCTATTGGTTGCCTCGCTAAATATCTCCTTAGCACCAGTTTTGAAGTCCCAAAGTATATATTTATATTCCAACATAAGTGTTATACCAAGTTATTACTGCTTTAGTGTCTGAGGTTGCTCCACTATCTACATAAAAAGCAAGGTTATTATTTCCAGGAGCCAAAGTAGGAAAGACCGAATCACTAGTTACATATTGATATATAGAAACACCAGATTGGTTTACAGTCTGAGCAGTTCCATCAATTTCTATAGTTTGGTTAGCAATAAGAGATATATTGTCTATACTAATAGATTGATTAGTTGTTTGATTAAGAATAGTAAAGTTTGTTCCCGGCCCGTTTATAGTTATATTAAGCGGAGCATATCCATTCCCTGCATTGTTAATTGTAGCTCCACCAGTGGCAGTTCCTAATAAAACTGGCAATGTGAAAGGCAATACAGCTCCAGTTGCTACACCAGCCTGAGATAATGTCTGAGAATTAAGTATATTTCCTCTAATTTGCCCATCTGGGATATAAAATGAGAAACCAAGCACCTGATAAGCTCCTGACCTTGTATTTTCAGCAGGAACACCTCTCAAAGCTCCACTAAATACATAAATATCCCCTTCATCTGTGGTATATGTAAATTCTACTAATTCATTAGCCTGAGGATAGACAGCATTAAGCAAAGCCTTTCTTTTGACATAAAAGTCAGCTAGATCATTTCCACGAACTCCTATATCTACAGTAATAATCTTAGACTTAATATAGTTAGAGATAAATTTAGAGCTATTAGTCTGAGGTATAAGATAGCTGTTAAACTCAATATTTCCTAGCAATAAGCCCTCTAAAGTTTCAAGGTGATAGTTTCCCCCTATTCCAACTGTAATACCGTTAAATTGTAATGTTTCTGTTGCCATTATGATAATCTTAATCTTTGAGCTAAGAACTGAGCGCCATATTCCCAATCAGCTCCATTTTTAATATTCATATTTTCAATTGTGATACCAGCACCTCCAACCATTTGTCTGCTTTCCTGATTAGTAAACACATCAGCTCCTTTTGGTAGATTGACAAGTTCAGGGCCTTGTTCTCCTACTACAGCTAATCCACCGCCAAAGTTTCTAACTCCATTAGCAAATCCAGGTACTCTTCCTCTTCCTCCAAATAATGCACCTAATCCAGGAACATTTCCTAATCCTTTTATTTTATTAAAAATATCAGTCAATGCTTTTGGCATTCTAATATTTCCAAGTGCTTGGATCATCCCGTTGATAGAGTCTTTTAATTGATTAAATCTATCCTTAACCCATTGTATTTTATCTCCTAAAAATGTACCCTTAGCAGTTAATTTGTCCCAGTTTTGCCACAAAGCATACCCAAGCCCAATCAAAACTGAAATAATTATAGCAATAATCCCAAGAGGGCTAAGCACAAACCCAACCACAGCCCCAAATGCTCCTGTCACAACTGATGCTACAATTATTGCTGTATTATATGCCCAAATAGCAGTTTTAACTGTCCCCCAAACTGTTGCAAACCCAATCAATAATCCCACTACTAAATCTACTTCTATTTTATGATCTTTATACCAATTTATAAGATTTTTTATAGCTGTAGAAGTATCATCTATAGCTTTTTTTACATTGTTAGTAATATCTTGCCCAACTTTTACCCAATCTATTTTACCAAGAGCTTCATTAAGTACATTAACTCCTTTTTGTGTTAAATCTAATAAGCTACCCTCTACAATTGTCCCCTCCTCAGATAATCCAGCTAAACCTGCAGCCATCATTTTTACATTATCCATCAAGGTTGAGAATGTACCACCCAAAGTCTTAGCTCCTCTATCCATTCCTTTATAAAACAATCCACCTTCAGAAGTAGCAGTCTTGAAGGCATCAGCTACCATTTCAGCAGATATTTTACCATCTTCCATCTCTTTTTTAAGAACTGACATAGATTTCCCAGTTTTTTGAGCAATAATAGTCAATGGATTAAACCCTTGGTTGATCATCTGGAGTAAATCCTGTCCCATCAATCTACCTGTGGACTGTACCTGTGAGAAAGCAAGTGCTAACCCAGATAATTTATCTTTATTACCCATAGAAACATCTCCAAGCATTTGTAAATACCCCTGAGTTTTATCTACACTAATTCCAAAAGCTAACATTGTCTGAGTAGCTTTTGCTAAATCAGTAATTTCAAATGGAGTTGCGGCTCCCATCTTTTTTAAGTCCATAAAGACTTTTCTCCCCTTCTCAGCACTCCCTGTTAAAGTCTCAAAGCTAGTAGATAATGATTGTAAATCTGCAGCGGTTTTTACTCCAAACACTGTAAATGCAGCCCCTGCTGCCCCAGCAATTTTACTATATTTTACTGCGGCGGCTCCAATTGCCTTAAAAGATTCTCCTATTTTTTTACCAGCACCAGATACGGCTTTATCAAAACTACTCATTTGGCTTTCGGCTTTTTTTACTCCAGCTTCAAACCCTTTTATATTTGCGTCAAATGTTGCGATTACTTCTCCTACAGATAATGCCATAATATTTGCTTATTTATACATACTTTACCATATGAGACTAAAGCAACTGTTTTAATCTTTCTAATCCTTTGTCTATTTCCTCTTCAGATTTTGGTGCTGGTGGATTTATACTTTCCTTAGCTTTTAATAATTGCTTAGATAATTTACCTTGATGTTCTTTTTTAAGATGTGGCTGGATAACTATATTAGTGTACATCAGATAATCATCTATCTTTTCTAATTGATTTCTTTTTTCTATCTTTTCTATACACTTATAAAAATAAACAGCCTCCCCTATAGTTAATTCTAGGGTGGCTGTCTTTGTGTAATGATAATATTGAGCAAATAGCTGTAAGATAACCTTCCTGAAGTCTATTTCTTCACTGACGGTTGTACTTTTTTGGCTATTTGTTGAAATAAACCCACAACTTGGTCAATCTCGTTAATCTCTAATATTCTGTCTACTAACTCTACAACTTCTTTTAATGATAGCTTTCTTATATCCTCTTCAGATAACTGCCCATTGGTGAAAATAGGCAATACAGGCATAAACTTTTCAAGGTTAGATAATACCATTACTGACATATTCTCTTGCACCTCTACTTCTTTTATTTCCTTGATTATCCCAGATAGTTTACTAGATAAAGCAAAGACATCATTAAGTGTAATCGGTTGTATTTCTAACATAAATGTGTTTTATATAAAGTTAATAGATTAAGCAGGAGTTCCAATATATCCCAATACTCCTTCGGTGTTTCCAGTGTCTAATAAAGCTGTAAATTCAACTTCAATAGGATTTCTTGCATCATTAGCAAAGATTGCTGAGATGGTTTCACTAGATACAACTGCCTTATGGATAACTATATCTGAACCAGTGTTGCTTCCCTTTATAACTGGGTGAACAACTAACTTAGCAGCAAAAGCTCTAGTTGAAGCTCCAACTACTCTTCCAATTTCTAACTTTCCGTTTTCTGTTACCTCGGTTTGCAAAATCTTCTGCATAGTTGCAATTGCATACTCGGATAGAGGAACGGTTACTTTCATTTGCCTTCCAATCTCAATCATATCATAAGGAGTTTCTGCTCCGTATGTGTCTGAAGATTGCATTACTCTTTGAGTGGTGATTTCTACTGTTACCTCTCCTTCGGTCTCTCCAAGAGAAGCCCCTCCGTAAGTAACTGTTGCATATCCCACATTTATATCTGACATTGCCATAGTTGTGAATAAATTATTGATATACCATTATATTAGCATATGAGACTTTACCTAATCTCAAATACATAATTACAAGTAAAAATAGCCCTTCCAGTTTCATCTTCCCCTATCTCAGTTGGCTCTTGTAGTGCAAATATAGTGTACATATTAGTAGCTCCAATTGTACCACCTATTTTCTGATGTATAAGGTCATAGATTGTATAACTTAATTGCTGAGCGGTCTCATAATTGGTATTTCTAACTATAATCTGGATAGTAGGTTTTTTAATATCTAAGTATGTGGTAGGTTGTACACCTCCAGTTTGAAATATACCGACACAATTATCTTGCTGAGCTGGTAATGTCCCGATAAATAAATCAGTTCCAACTGTTAAGCTGGTATTGGTATCAATATAGGTGGCTAAATCAGATAATAATGTCATAATTTCTTTTTTAATTCGTCTGCTAATACTTTATTGGCTACGGTATCCCACATTCTCATATTTTCTTTGAGCGGATCCTCTAAATATTTGCTTTTTCTACCATTATTCCATCTTCTAACTATTCGACTTCCGTCTTTTCTCATTCCCTCGTGCTGATATAAAGCATAATTTGTATTATAAGACACTCCCCAATTTTCACCAAACTTCTTTACTTTACCAGACTGGGATAATCTACCTCTATTTTTAGTTATTCCAAATGGGACTTGCATTCGAGATAGTCTAAGTAATTCTCCTGAACATATATACCCCCATTCTTGGACTAAATTTAGGCTTTTAAGCTTCTTTAAGTTCGGAGTAATAGTATTCTTTATAATCTTAGACATATTTCTGGCATAAGGCTTTTTTATGGTGTATATCTCCATTTTTAGCCCTATATTCATTTACTTGGATAACCCTATAATTAACTGTCCCATCAAATATTATGTCATCAATTAACATTGCTTGGTCTGGCTCCATCCAAACTTCTACATCATAATCTAAAGGCTTAGCTTGTAGACCCCTATTTTGAATTGTTAAAGCTACTAATCTTCCATCAAAATTAGAACTGGTCGTATTAGACTTACCGTATTTATCATAAGAAGTCCTAGTTTTACGAGTTAAACCTTGGTTAAGATATTTAGTTAAGTTAATCATACTAATAAGCTATATATCCTGTTCTATCAATTAAACCTTTGAGAAACCCTTGAGCAGATTGAGAAAATGGAACTCCATTGACTAATAAATTAGAAGCCATAGCTCTATAATCATAAGTCTCAGATAAATCTCCTATTTTATAACTAGATACTCCTAATAATATCTCTTCTATATTAGATTGTTGTAATTCAGCCAAAAAGAAAGCCTGTTCCATCTGTGCATATTTTACTTTTTTGTCTATTGGCAATACTAATAACACCTGAGAAGTGTTATCTGGCTGGATTGACCATCCTGCAACTGTTCCTGTTCCTGTAGAATATACCCAATCTGTAATAGCTAAAGTTTGCCCTTTTCCAGTTCCCTCTTGAATAATTACACTTCCTCCATTAAATACATCATCTGGAGTATTCTCAGAAGTCAAATAGTCATTAATTGTAAATGTAGTGGCAGTAGCTGAGACAACTCTACCTTGGAATAAATCCTCAAAAAAATATCTTGGAAATGCCAAACCTTGTTCTTTCCTATAATCTTTTGCTCTCTCGTATAGCTTTATAGATTTATATCTAAATGAGTCCATCTGGATTGCAGCCTGTCTCAAATACCCTTCTTTAGCTGTATTATTTAATGAACTCCAAATAGTGTGTTGAGTTTTTATACTAAGATAACTATCTGCTTCAGCTACAGTTACATAAGAGTCTTGGTCTGGGTGGGATAATATTATATTTAATGCCATAATAAGTAGGTTTATTATCCCTATCTTATCATATGAGACTTAAAAATAAGTCCTCTAATTGCTCAAATGAATTTTGTAATGAGAATTGACTTGCATAGTCTGCTCTTTCTTTATCCAGCCCTTTTGCATATTGTCCAGTGTCATTTTTCCAGTCATTATAGGCTTGTCTCATCTGTTTTCTGACACTTTCTATTGTAGGCTCTACCCATATACCTAAATCGTGTTTATCATAGTCCTCTCGCATATATTTTGCCTTAGAATACTGATAATCTACCCCATAGCAATAGTTATCATCAAAATATGTAGCTAATCCGTGGGCATTAGGAATTATAACCGGAAGTCCAGTAGCCATAGCTTCTAATGGTGTCATACCAAAACCTTCACCCCGAGAGGGGAATACAAAACAATGATGTTTACCTAATAACTCTAATAATTCCTCTCTAGTGCTTTCTCCAATAATTGTATCTATCTTTGGATTGGAATATGGATAGTTATTCCCGCTAAATGATTTTATAGTCAATCTAACTGGCTCGTCTTGTCCAAATTCAGCAGTGAAGGCATCTATCACAATGTCAAATCCTTTTCTAAAATCAAATCCATTATAATGTAAGAACCAAAAGTAAGGTTTTTTCTCTCTTTTCTGGTATTTATACATCTCTGTGTCTATTCCGTGAGGAATTACAACACTCTCAATGCCAAATTGGTCAAAAAATATGTCTCTGGCAAATTTTGATGGTGTAACCACTACATCACATTGCTCTATATACTTTCTCCAGTCTGGAGGGCATTTTGTGGACTCGAACATAAAGTACCCCACCTTTTTTTTACAATTCTTAAGTGTAGGCACTTGCCAAGGCTGGTGATATAGAAATCCTATGTCTTGATTGTCGTTTTCTGTGTCAAAAATTATCTTAGAGCTTTTTTTCTGGGATAATTCATACCAACCATTAGATACATTGCCAAATCCACCTATTTTGGTCTTTAATGGAGTGGTTGAGAAGTATACTTTTGGTTTCATATAGTGTTTTTAATTATATTTATGAGTATAAACTAAAAAGAGCTATATTTCAAGCTCTTAATAGTATGAGTGTAAGGGTAGATTAGGCTTCTTTCAAAGCTACAGCTAATCCTTGTCTCATTATCTTTACTCCGTAAAGAACTTCAGCACGGGCAGTCATTCCACCTAGTGAATTGTCATATCCCATTGTTAATCGGATAGATAATCCAGAAATAGGGTCATTGTATACACCTTGTTTTACTCCCATTCCATCTCCATCAACTGGAAGTGGTCTGATAGCTAGTCCAATAGCATCTCTGTGGAAAGCCATATTGTATTTTCTTACTGGGCTTCCTCCAGACTGTATTAACTGAGTCTCAAAGATTGACATTCCAGCAACTTGTGGTAGGTTAGCGGTCTGGGCTACAGCTCCACCGAAGTTTAATACTTTATTGATGTCATCATCTTTCAAAAGGTCGGCATACTTGCTAGCAGATACAGCATAGATGAAAGGTCCCTCAATTGGAGCTTTGTTCCCAACTAAAGTCTCTCTCAAAGATACTATGTCATCATAGTGAGCAGAAGTTTCATCTTTTGTATTTGAGAAAGTTAATCCTAAAGTAGCAATAGATACATCAATGTCTTTCAAAACTGAGTGAATAGCTTCTGTGATATATCCTTGTAATACATCAGGTCGAGCTAATGCACGTCCAGTATCTTCAATCAAAACGCTCTTATATTTGTGTTGGTCAAGTGTAATAGTTACATCTGAGTCAGCAGGTCCTGTGAAAGCATAAGAAGATCCAGCAGCTTTAGTATCAGCAGTTCCTAAGTCTCCCAAGAATCCAACTTTTACAGCTTCTCCAAATTGTCTTACTTCATTTGAGAAGTCAGTATTAACAAATCGGGATAGCCCTCTTCTTTCTTTTAAGGTCTCCATAGCAGTAGCAGCAGCAACTGTAGGGATGAATGAGTCAAGTAATGACTTTGTTATTTCTCCAGCCATAGTGGTTATTTAATTATTGTCCTATTAATATTCGCCCTTCTTCTGTAGCCTCAGTTATTGCCTTTAGATTTCTAGCTACGAAATCGCTGTCTTTTAACTGTGACTCCCTAAAGATTGGAGCATTGCTTTTTTCTGGGTTTCCCCCTGCGGAGTTACCAGCATTTTGTATTCTACTGTCTTTGAATAGATATGGCATTTCTGTTTTTAATCTGGTAAATTCACTTGCTAATGCCTGTGGGTTTACATCTCCAGATTCGTCCAATATGCTATCCTCTTCAATGAACTTCATAACTACATTTATGTCTTGAGGATTATATCTGGAGGCTTCTGATATTACAGCACTTTGAATTTTTGCTTGTTTATATGAATTTTTTAGCTCATTTAGCTCTGTTTCATATTTTGTAGCCAATTCCTTATAGTTTCCCTGCTCTTCAGCTTGTTTCTTCTCAATCTCTGCGAGCCTAGCTTGTAGCTGTTTTCTCTCGCGATTGACTTCATCAAACCTTGATTTTGGGATACTAATCGTTTTGGTTTCTTCAGTTTGTACTGTATCATTTTGGGTCTCCTCTGTATTATCGCTTACAGGTTGCGTGTTTGTCTCCTCTTCCATAGTGTTGAGTTATTGATAATCGCTCGTATCGTGAGCTAACCGTTATCGTGAGTATATCAAATGAGACTTTTATAGGTATTTCAACATCCTTTGCAATGAGTTTTTTATCTCAGGATTATTTTCTTTAGCAATAATTCGCCTTAATTTAGCCTTATCGCCTGTCTTTATTGCTTCATTAATATTATTGTATTGCTGTATCCCAATTTTAGTTGTAAATTGCTCATAAGCCTTGAGGATATTTTCTTTAGAAATATCTTGTACAGAATCCCACACTTTTTTTAATTTTTCTTTAGATTCTTGGCTTTCTACAAATAATTGTTGTTGTCTACGAGCGTCTATTTCTCTTTGACTATCCCAAGCTTTTTTAATTTTACCTTTTTCTATTTCTTCACTAATAGAAACCATTTTATTTATATCTTGTTTTACATGTTGAACTTCGTGAACTATTGTGCTTGTTAATTTAATTGGGTTTTTTTCATATAATTTAGAATTTATAAAAATAGTATTATCATAATACAAACCATATTTTTTATCAGTATGAAAATCGGCAAAAACAACATTTTGTTCTTTTAATCTAGGATATTTTTCAAACAAAAGTGGATTATCAATAATTTTATCTAATGAATAACCCCCCTTAAAATCTTTAACATTTGCTTTCCCAACTTTAGCAAAAATTTTCAATGCTTGATTTAATGCATTTATCCTATCTTGTGCAAAATAAGATATTCCAGAAGCTGATTTTTGAGTTAAAAATCCACCTTGTTGAAATCTTGGAATAAAAAATTCTTCTTTTACTGTATTAACATTTATAATGTTTATATTACCATAATTTTTTATATTATTTACAGTCATAAAATCAGCAAAAGTTTTGCCTTCTAATTTCATCATTTTTGCTTGTTCTACTAATGGATCTGCTTTGCTAATATATGATTGACTTTCTACATCCCAAAATTTACTTACAGAAGCCAATCCCTCAAAGTATGGTGAGATTGAGTGCCTACAATTAGAGTGAAATAATCCAGCTTCTTTTGCTTTGTCTAAAGTTGTATACCCTCGAGTTCTACCTGTCAAAGATAAAACTTCATTTTCCCAAGGTCTGCAAATAGCACATTCTCCAAAGTGGTCTGAGACTTGTACCAAATCATAACCTTCTTCAATATGAGTATTCTGGATACCAGTTACCTGAGCCTCAGTCAATATACTTCTAGCTAATGTTCTAGCATAACCGTCTACCGATACATTTCTACCGTTCTTATAAGTGATAGCGGATAGGGAAGAGGCTCTTAGCTCATTTTCTACATTTTTAGCAATAGTTTTTAAGTCACTACCAGCTATTTCACCCCTAGCCACTTGTATTGCTACTTTCTCTGCTTGTTCTGCAGTTATAGCTGATGTTCCTGCCTCTTCTAATCCATCTGCTATCTTTTGGGTGTATTTATAAGCATTTTGGACTATAAGCTGTATGGTTTGTTGATGAAAAGTTGCAAATTTATCTTCAAATGTATATACAATATTATCTTTTATAGCTTGTTTGATTGCATTGTCCATCCCTTCTTTATATAACCCAGGGACTGTGACATCTGCCCAAGCTTGTAAATCTAAATCATATTCAGCTACTATTTTTTCTAAACCTTTAATCTTAACTTTAACTGATTGGCTATCTTTTCCAGCTTGTATATGTTGAAATATGTCTAAATAAGCCTGTTTTACAATGGCTTCTATAAGTTTAACTTGCGGGTCTGATTGTACAATACCTTCTGGCTTTATCTGTGCCATATATTAGTTTTCTATATTGTCTTCTTCGTCGTTGTTGTTATTGTCGTTGTTTTCTATACTTCCAAAATTGAAAGGATTAGCTTTAGCTTTAGCTGTCATCTCTGCCTGTATTCTTTCTAATTTATCCATAGCCTCAGACTGGCTAATTCCATCTATGTTGCTAATAGCTTCCTCTTTAGTGGTTAATTCATAATCTAATTTTTCTTTCTCAGCTTGGATTGTCTCTAATTGGTCTTCTATCAATCCGTCTTTCCAAATAATCTGTGGCACTTCAGTTTGTCCTGCTGTCAATGTATCTGATTTTAATCCATTTACTCTTGCAAACTCAATAGCTGATTGAATAATACTTTTTATACCATTATCCCAATACATCTGTTTTCTGTGTTTCAAAGATAAAGTTCTAATCAACTTATATTTCAAGGCTCTCCCTGATTCTGCTACTCCATACTTGGTAATACCGAATAGGCTAGGGGACATCTGAGAAATTATCCATAGTTGCTCTAATAAAGCGTCAATCTGTGCAAATGATGACTCTAGCTTGCTATCCCATACAATATATTGAGGCATACTACCTTCACCGCTTATAGGATTATGTGGTAATTCTACTACCCCAATATCTCCTTTTCTAACTTGCCCATTCTGGTCTAATATACCTTCTGGAACGGCTAAGATAGGGTCAGCGTGTTTGTCTAAGATATGCTCATTGCGGGATAATCTGTTGTTAATAGCAAAGAATAAATCCTCTAAATCTTGGTAATCGCTAATCCCCCAGAATTTACCTGCTACACCCCAGTTTTTAATATGGTGGATAAGTGAAAAGCCTTTACCTAATCCAGTCTTTACAATTGGCTCTAAGTTTGGGAAGTATGCTTGTAGGTCTAGGTTGCCTCCAATCTGTCCATCTTTGAACTCATATAACTCAGTCTCAATATATCCCTCATAGTATTCCTCCACTAAAAGCATTTTATAATCATCCTCTTCTATAACATAAGCTAAAACGTGCTTTTTGACTGGATTATTTACATTATTCTCATCATATACTGGGAAATATACATCTGGCTTAACTGTATCTATTTTAACCTGCCCATCCTCAGCTCTAATTCGCATTACAGCGTCTCCTTTATAGCTAGAGCTTAAAGCATTTTCATAAAACTGTACCCACAAAGAATTTTCATAAAATAAAGTATTAACAAAGTCCTGATTATATTCCAAAACAAGGCTAGGTTTTTCCTCAAAAAGCAAGTCAGCTGAGACTGTGCTAATCATTCGAGGATAATTAAGAGCCACATATCTAACTGCTGAATGAGCAAACTGTGGAGCATAATCTTTTAACTTATCTGCAAAAGCTACTTGGTGATTACCTAAAAATAATTGTTCGTATTTTTCATAATTTGCCAATCTCTGTACATCTTTTTGTGGAGGGTATTGTTTCATATGTTAAAATCCAGCTGGTTTATTATTATATACTCTAGCATATGAGACTTTGGTCTCTACCATATAATCTATTGCATACCGCATAGCGTCACAAAAGTCATCTTTGACCTTAATCGGATCTTCTAATATATTGCCGTTTTTATCCTCCATATACCTATAAAACCTAATCTCTTTTATCCCTTCCACTGAGTCTGATGTTATAAATAATGGATGTCCTTTGATTGCCTTTATTCCCCTAGCTACACTATTCTTACCTTTAACCGTTGGCAATACTGCTCTATATCCTGCTCGGTATAAATCGTTTATTTTGTCTGGCTCGGCTGAGTCTGCAATTATCCTTGCTGTTTTATCTACACCTAATTCTTCTAATTTGTCTATTATGGAGTAACTATTTAATCCTGACTGGTATAATATCTGTTTAGCATAAAAAGCACCTTCTTTTTCTCTAACTTCTACTACTGCAGTTGGGTGGTTAAATCCCCAGTCAATTCCATAACATTTATTGTCATAAGCCTCTGGTAAATCATCACACTCTTTCCAATGGGTGTAAATTGTAGATTGACTTGCTCCCCTTTCTCCTAATCCAAATACTCTATAATAAGCTGGATCAAGTTCTCTATACTTCTCTATTTCATCTATAAGTGTTTGCGGTAAGAATGGGTTGTCCTTATATGTTGACTGGATAAAGGTGCAATCATCTCTAGTCATCACCTCATCATATATCCAGTGAAACTCATCTGATGGGTTATAGTCTAGTGTTATTTCTCCAGTTGTACGAATAGATAACTGCCTCCAGTCTTCTAGTGTCAATTCGTTTGCTTCATTAAGCCATAAATAGTCTCTCTTAGCTCCTCTTTTCTTTTGCGGGTCATCCATTCCAAAGAACTCCACTAAGTTGCCATTAAGTGTATATGTCTTATCTGTCTTATTGTGGTTAGAGCTATCATATAACTCCATATTGACTAAAATCTCAAGAAAGTCTCTCATCACAGATATTCTAAGAGCTGGGGTAGTCTTTCTTACAATAGATAAAGTTTTGCCAGTTTCTTGCAATAGTTTGATTATATATTTCTGTGCAATAGAATAAGTTTTAGAAGCTCTAGCTCCTCCCTGATTAACAATAATTCTAGTATTAGAATCCCAATTCTTTTCAAAGACAGGTGTAACTTGTATCTTCATTTAATTATTGCTTAGTATAACAGATAGGGCAGTAGATAACATCTAAACTTAATGTAATTTTACATTTTGGGCATTCTTTTATTTTTCTTTTTTCTAATTGCCAAGCAATATGTTTAATTACAGAACTTTGCGGGTCTTTAAGTTTCCATATACCTAATAAGATTTTATTCTTGTTAATAAGTTGCCTTGTGACAGTCATTCTATCTACACCTAAATGTTTAGCCATCTCTATTCGAGATTTGAAAGTAACTTCTTCGCCAGTCTCAATATTAATCGCTACTATCTGCTTCGAGTTGCTCATCTTTATTTCTAATTATTTCTACTTGTATTGTATCCATTTTTTCTCCAGCACTTGTATGATCTATATTCTGTTGTGGTTTTCCTTCTAATCTATCCAATACTTCTCTATATGCTGATAAGTCTCCTTTTCTAGCTTTAGCTATTATAGACAAGTTCATCACCTCTGCTACTGTCATATCCTCAAACTCTCCTGTCACTGGGTTTTTAACTCCTTTCTCGACTAAGGATAAAAACCTATTCAATATTGTCTTTGAACTTAAAGCTCCCTTCGGTCTCCCATTAGGGTTTCCTGATTGTCCTTTTTTCCAAGCTGGTCTTAAATTATCTTCTTTAGACATATTGGGTGTTATTTCGGTGTATTATATTCTTGGAGCGGTTGGATTGGATTTGCACCATCTTCCTTTTCACTGGATTGTGAACTATTCAACTTATGAACTTCAACCGCATTTTTAGGGTATGGTTTGCTTAATGATTTACACAAAGGTATTAAACTTTTGTCTAATGGATAAATGTATTTGTATTTACCTGCTTTTTTTCTTTTTTTTAATTTTCTATAATTTTCTATATTTAATTTAGAGCTTGGGGTTCTATTATGTACCCATTTGCCTTTATAATAAACTTCTTCTCCTGAACTTTTAGAGTCTTCTACAAAATACCAATTTGTAGCTTGATATATAATCCCATAATGATTTTGTGCTTTATCAGCATAACTTATTAATAATTTAACAGTTGGGTTCGCCTTTTTTATTAATTTAATTGCAATACTCATAGCTTTACTTGTTGATTTTTGTTTTCCATTTAACGCCATTCTATTCAATTCTAAATATTGTCCATAAAATAATCCAAATGGTCTTCCCATAAATGCCCCTGCCCCACCTCCAAACAATATAACTCCACACCATTCATTTTTATCATTAAATACAGAATATCCAAAAGCGTGTGCTGGGCAAACTTTTGAATAATGAAAATTTAAACAGGCATATTTTATAGCTTTATATGATGCAATTTTTAATTTCATAATTCACCTACACTAACTGAATAAAAAGCCCCGTTGTATTTTCTATTTATTAATTCTTGAATATCATTTTCTGCTTTTTGTAATTGTTCAACTGTCTTAAAAGTAATTTTCATTGTTGGTGGTTTATTTTTTTCTTCTCCAATTAATTCATCTAAACTTGGCTCTTCTTCCCAGTTCTGTACTTCTAATCCCCAATCTTCTAATTGTTCGGCATCCCATTCATTAGCTAACATTTCCCAATCCCACATTCCATAGGATAAATTATCTTTAACTATAAACTCTTTTTTTTGCTCTTCAGTCCATCCTGTCACTTGCTTTACTGGCACATCTTCAAAGCCTAAATCTTGCAAGACTCTTAGCCTCATATTGCCACCCAGTACAACATTATTTTCATCAATTACAAGTGGGCGAGTTTCTAACATCTGAGGAAACTCTTGTAAACTTTTTTTAAGCTTAGCAAATTGTTCTGGAGTTATGTCTCTTGGATTATGATCATTAAGTTTTATCTCTTTGATATTGAGCTTCATTATTTTTTCTTCTTACCTGAATTATTGTATCCTGATTTCTTTTTTGGCATAATGTTTTGATAATTATTAGTAACTATAATTACTATATCAGTTAGTATATTGGTTGTCAATAATGATTATATTTATTCTGGCTTAAAAAAATTTTGACATAATATTTCAAATTGCATATGATGTACTTTGCAAAGTGTCATTAAATTATTAGATTTATGTTCCCCTCCATATTTTAATGGTTTTATATGATGTACTTCTAAATTTTTATCTGTACCACACTTTTCACAAACTGGGTTTTCTTCTAAATGATATATTCTTTTTTTAATTCTATAATTGTCTTTATAATAAGCCATATTGTATTTTTTAACAGAATCCATATTTTGTTGTCTATATTGTTTGTTATATTCTTTAATTTGGTCTTTTTTTCTTTCTCTATACAATTTTTTTAGATGTAATTTTGAACATCTAAAACTACAATAACTTGTTTGTTTTCCAATTAGTGGAGCTTCACATCTTTTGCAAGTCATAAATTAAAATTAATTTTACACTTACATTATATCTCCCCTTTGTAAATTATGCAAAGGGGAGTGGTTTACTTACTTAAAATTATAGTTCCTTGCCCTTTTTTATACTCCTGCTTAGTGTAATTTTTATAGTCTATTTTATTATAACCATAGTATTGGAAGTTAGTGTCGTGATAAGCTATAAATTGATATTTATCTAAGGCTATAAGTTTCTGCACAACCTCTCCTCTAAAATGAAATCCAAAATCTACAAAGACAAAATCTGCTTTATGTTTTTTAATTTCTGCCATTAGTTTTTTTATCTCATTTTGAAACTTTGGTCTATCTTGTCCAAGGCTTCCAATCAATACATCGTCTTTAGTCAAAGTGTCTGTTTCTGGTTGTAATTCTATATAAGTATGATTTTGTTTTGGAGTGTAAGGATAGGTGTATCTAGATAATTCTATTGAGATTACTTTCTTAAATTCTTGGAGTAAATATTTTGTTCCTTCACCCCAACCTAATTCTATAATAGTTAGTTTGTTTTTATCTGGAATATTATCAAAGGCAGGTTGCCAGTCGATAAATGGGTTATTGATTGTAGCTTCTTTTGGGTGCGACATAGTATATATCTTTAGTTATTTTTACTTTAGGGTATTTCTTGAGTAGCTGTTCCAGGAACCTCCAGTCTTCACCCTCTCCGTCATTATCAAACTTTGGGAGGTCTTCCCATTTAATTCTATTCATATTAAGAGCAAAATTTATTCCCACATTACCAAATTTTAATTCATTTGTTTCATCTGGGACAATTTTATTTCCTTGTTTCATTCGAAATATTACAATGTCTGTAACATCCCAATCAAGTTCGCTTTCCCAATTAGAATTATAATAATCATCATCATCTAAAAAAGTAATCCAATCAGGTTTTATTAGTTCAGCTTTTTGAAGTCCGTTATTTCGATTTTCACTTGCTGTGCCTCCTGTTTCTATAATTGGGAATGTTACCCAATTATCATAAGTAGAACAAAGAGCAACTGAATCTATAGCCTTCTTTAATGTATCTCTTCCTATTGTGGGTATAATTGTGACTACCATTGTGGATATTTTAATATTTTTAGATTAATTTATAATAATCGCCAATCTGGAACTTAGATTTGGTATTGATTGAACCTTTTTCGCTTGGAATATAATTTTTATATCTTATGACTCTAAAGTCAACACTTATTCGAGTTTTACCGGTAGTGTTGAGTTTATTGCCATGCATCAGATTGGAGCCATCCCATTTGATGACTTCACCATATTTACATTCCATTGGTGAGAAATCACCTTTATCCTCCTCAGACTCCACCCAAACCGTATTGGTATCGAAGGCATCGGTGAAAGGCATAAAAAAGTTATTCTCTTGCACCTTAATAGCCCAATCATTGTCTCGATAGTGTTTATCTTTATGGAATTCACCAACCGCCACATTGTTCGGGTAGCAAACTCTGAAGGTTGGGATAGCTTGGTATACTATTTTCTCACCATATATGGGTTTTACTACTTTTTTTATAAATGTATCGTATAAATTTAAAAAACCACTTACATAGGCATAATCATAGAACAATTTATGCCATTTAGTACTTTGATCTTTTTCTCTAGTCAATAAACCTATATCCTCGGTCAATGTAGACAAATCAGATTGACTCTCAAATATTTCTTGGAGTATTTCTGTGAACGGGAACTCTTTAATATCGTATTTTATTCTTTGCATATTTTTACCATTGTGGATATTGTAATATTTCCTGCCAATTTTTACCATACTTTTCTGAGAGCCTATCATTCATCTCAGCACTAGATATATGGCAGTGCTTTTCCCTATCTGAATAACTTTTTCCTCCATAGTGATGTATTTGTATATCTTGCACTAAATAAGTGCTAAAACCAGTTTTTTTTGCCCTGTAGCAATAATCTAATTCTACACCCCATCCTCTAGGCATTTCCTCGTCTAATAATCCAATAGCTTTTATTACATCTCGGTGTATTATAGGACATACAAATTCCACCCAAGGCACTTCTCTAATAAAATCATTTCCTATTCTACTCATCACTGCTGAATGTGGTGAGTTTACCACTGGTGAGAATATACCCTTCCTGCCATTAATTGCCACTGCTAACATTTCTACATCTGTAGCTGTAAGAGTAATATCATTATTGCAGATCATCAGGTATTCGTAGTCAGTATGTAAGTTTTCCTGAATAGCTCGGTTAAAACTTTCTGTGAATTGTGTTTGGTTTATACTAGAGTCGTAAGTCCAATAATCTAAATAACCTAAATTATGTTTAAGTAGATCTGTGTATTCGGTGCTAGTGTCGTGGTGGAGTATAATTGGTAAAATCATATTATTTTAATTTTAATGGAACTGGTAAAATATCCTCTTTTTTCCAGTTGACTTTTATTTCTTCAATTGTATTATATTTCTGATAATTACCTTGAATAGAATAATCTTCATTTTCTGCTCCAATTGTTTTTGTAAAATAAATTTGTCCAATTAACATTTTTTCTTGTATTTTGATTGGATTTAACAATATAAATTCCATAGCCCAGCGGTTAAAAAATCCTACCTCACCATGTCCTGCCAATGTATGCAATATTCCTTGCCTTCCAGCTGTGCTTTTTAATTTAAAACTAGGCAATATATTACTTCCAGCTTTTGTTCCTATAAATTCATCAGTATAAGCTAAAATTAATGTGTTTGTTGGTGGATAAAATCCTTTACTTATATCCCACCAGTGATTATCAGAATAAATATACTGCCCTAAACTTACATCTACCGACTGATCTTTAATTTGTTCTTTTTTTACATTTTCTAATACAATATTCCCATTATTATATTCTTTGATTATTTCGTTTTTAGATAAAATCATAGTTTTACATCATCTACAAAATTAAAACATTGATGTCCATTACCAAGTCCTGTGCTGATATCTCCTATATGCTGAACTAAGGACAATTTACTAGCATATAACACCACTTCTGGATTAACTGTCTTTATAAAGGTTTTTAAGGCTAAATCATAAGGCTCTCTACCTATATTCTCTAATAGATAAGCTCCAAACTCTCTAGCTGTTTCTATATCATATAACATAGCTTGTGTGCCATAAAACATATTTATAGGGTATTTTGCTATCACTTCATTAAAATTATCTTGTGTCCAATTATAACATGAATATAATGCCACTGCATATCTTGCTGTAGGTATATTTCTTATAACTTCATTTAATGCTTTGTCAAAATATCTGGATAATTTTACATCATCTTCTATAATCAAACCGTCTTTAGTAGTCAATAAAGCTCGAGCATAATTATATTGGCTATCTCGATGTCTAGTTTCATCTTGTTTATACTTTTTATCCACTGGGATTAAATTTCCTGCTCTAGGCTGTACAATTTGACCTTGGGCTACATATTGAATAGCATAATCCTCTGGAATTGTAGCTACTGTATCTGCTAAATATGATGGCTGACGGTCACAAGTGAGAATAGTTATAGTTTTCATAGTGTTTTAATTAATATAATTTTCTCCAGTTATCTCTAATCAAAAGGGTATAAATTCTATCTACAGCTTCAAAATCTGGATGATTTGAAATAGTGTCAATTATATAATATTTTAATCTTTCATATTCAGCATCAGAAACTGGAGTACATTCTTTTTGTTCAACCTTAGTTATCACTTGAGCTGGTTTGTCTACAACTACTTTTTTCTCAACTGGTTTTTCAACTATTTTTTCAACCTCAACAATCTTTTCAACCTCAACAATCTTTTCAACTGAAACTTCAATAGTTTTCTCAATAACTTTACTTTGACTTAAGCCTAAAATATAAGCTCCTCCAATTAAACTTAATATTCCTGTGATTATAATAACTCTTTTCATAGTGTTTTATAAATTAACTCGATTAATAATTCTAATTTAACAACTTACTTTTTTTCCCTACACTCTTTTTCCCTTCACAGTTCCAGAGTCTTCTTGCCCAATAATTAGGACTTGTAGGATCATTAGCTCCTTTTATCCCAGAACTCCTAGCACAATAATTATCTCCTCTATCTGTTCCTGGAGATATCTTATAGTCAGGACTTCCAAAGTGGATTTGCTTTCCTCCAACTTCTACATAATACTTTTTATCTTGTCTTGTACTTGGTTTAGCTTTCATAATGTTTTAATTATCTTAATCTGATTATACCATTAAGTATTATTTCTTTCAATAGCTAACTTAAATCCTTGATATAAATTAGGATGTTTTTTTCTGTTTTTATCCCATTGTTCCCAATCAAATGATAATCTTTCTTTTTGTCTATCCCAATCATCCATAAAATTTCTCCAATTTTTATCCTCTCTATAATCTGGATATTTACATTGTTTAACTGTTTTCTTAAATTTTTGAAATAAATTATTTAATTTAACTTTATTATCAAGATTTTGTTCAATTTTATTATATATATATTCTTGAGTTTTTTCTGGATTTGGAAAATTTATCTTATATAAAAAAGTTAAAAATAAATCTAAAACTTTACTATTAATATAATTATTTTGATCTACATAACCAACATATAAATGAGATAAATGTGCTGAAACAGATATATAAAAATTATATCTACAATGAATTTCTTTTAATATTTTCTGATTATTGTTCATATTAATCTAACATTTTAACTTGTAATTGTTCTGGGATTTCTTCTCTCCATTCAACATCTCGAATATATGCTTTATCAAACTTTACCTTTTCCCCCTGTTTAATAACAAAGTTTAAATCATCTGTCATTGGGAATCCAATATAATAAGGTTTTTTTTCTACTGGGCTAATTCTAGTTATCTCTACAGTGTTAATAAGATCTCCTGAAGGCAATTTTACCCATTTGAGCTTACTTATATTATTTATAATGTTCTCAGCTAAATCATCTTGAATTGCAAATTGGCTTTTATCTCTTAAATGTATAATTTTCATATAATTAACTTAAATCTAATAATTCTCCATTAGTTGTTCTTTGTTTCTCAAAATAAATCTTAAAATCTCCTAGCTTTTTATACATCACATATGGAGTTGTGGCTGTCGGGGCATATTTTTCACCTTGCACTGATATAACTTGCTTTACCATATTTATAACAGCATTAGATCCAAATCTTTTAATCATATCCTCACAAGCCTTTCTTTGTGTTTTATTTCCATATTGGATACTTGGATTTATAGTTGAAAATAATTCTAATATAGTTGCAATATCCTGCGAAAATTTGTTTTCGCTAGTATTTGTGTTTACATCTGTTATTATATCTGTGTTTATATCTGGTATAGGTTGGACACTGGTGTCTTTTCCATTGGACAATTTGGGCAAATGGATTGTATAAATTTGTATAATGGATTTATCAATTATTGTATACCATTTTGTCCTGTCATAAGCTGATTTATTAAAGTTTCCTGATTTAATAATTTTTAATTGTTCTAATTTTTTTAATATTCTTTGAATTTTCTTTTCTGATATATATGGAAATAATTCTTTTAATGCTTTACTAGAATTATAAGTCCAGTAATGTCCGTTGATTATATGCTTTTTATTAGCTTTGTTTTTATTTATCCAAAAAGCTAAGTTTTCAATTATAATTGCCTCCTCTATTCCATATTTTGTTGCTAATTCTATATTAAAACTATGGTTCATAACTTTATCTTTATATAATAAAAAAGTCCTTTGAAGAAACCACCAGATTACTCTGGCAAGTTCGTCAAAAGACTTTTCTAATTCAAGTTATTTTGTATAGATAAGTTTTGAACTTGTTTTGATTTCTTCCTGCTTTAAGACTTCAGCCGTCTATGAATATATTATACACTATTTATATAAAATGTCAATATAAAACAAAAAAGACAGTGATTAAACTGTTTCTTTTGCATTTATAAATTAATTCCAAATAAAAGTTATATGACGACTCTTACTTGTACATATATTATAGCATATTGCTCTAATATGTTCAATATGTTATACTAGGCCTAGTCCGTTTTGTGTTTTGGCGGACGAAATAACTCGATAAAGAATGCTGGGTATATCTCTCTGGGAGTATACTCAGTTTCTTTTTTATATAAAGTACTTGACAATGTGTCAATAGTATGATAAGATTAAATCAAGATAAAAGATTGAGACGCCGAATGACAACTATATAACTCATCGAGCCAATCCAATTGAATATCGAGTTAACAATTAATAAAACACTTTATGAAAAAATTTATAAAACAATACAACCAAATCTGGAAAGATATGGGATTTATTACAGACGGAGACAATTTTGCAGTCAATGTATTCAGAGGAGTATTTTGGCTAACCGTAATTTGGATCTTTTTACATTTAATGATTGAGCTACTTTGGGTTATAGACTTTCTAATAGATGGTAATTGGAACTAATATGGAAAGTATAAAACAAGAATTTATCAAAAACTGTGTACAGGAAGATATAGATTTATATTATAACTTGCATCCAGAGCATACAAATGACCTTATAGACCATTGTATAGCAATGACAGAGGAATTGACCAGAGATTATCAACTTATATATTAAACATATGAAAGAGATTAAATTCAGAGCTTGGGACGTAGAAAATAATAAAATGATACAAAGTTATGCACACGTTTCAAAATATGGTCAATTTTATACAGCTTGGACTTCAACTGATAGTGAGAGAGAATATATACCTATGCAATACACAGGCTTACTGGATAAATCCGGCAAAGAGATTTATGAAGGTGATATTGTTATAGCTAGTAAAATGCCTTATTATTGGGAGTTTGTAAAATCTGTCAATAAAGGACTTGTAGTTTACAATAATCACACTGCCTCTTATAGAATTAAAATAGATAATTATCATAGTTCTACTATTGGAGAAAGCGACACAGTAAAATTTAACCCAGTATCAAAGTATGAAGTCATTGGCAACATTTACGAAAACCCAGAATTATTAGATAGAGTAGAAGAAGTAGAAGAAATCCCAGTAATGGAAGGCACTCGAGAAGCACTAGACAAAATTGTGATATAATAAACTTGTACATTTACAATATAGAGTTCTCAATTATGGAGGTAGTGGCCAGTGAGCCAATAAGCGGTAGAGGTTGAATAGTTGCCAAGACCAAGCAACGTGGAGGTCAAACCCTCCCCTCCGTAGATGAGAACTTTATAGCACTTTACAATATAGAGTTCTCAGTAGAGGAGTGGCGGAATATGTAGACGCTGTTAGTGGTGTAGTAAATAGTCTAAGTATCATCACAGCCGTTAGACTAGCAACATATACGGCTAGTAAACAACTATTTATATACAAGGTGAAAATCCTTGTCTCCTCTCTTGAGAACTTTATATTCTTACACTGATTATGTCTGTTGCTAGTGCTAAACTAGATTACTATTAAATTAAACATATTAGACGAATTAAAGACCGCCCTATCTCAAAAAAATGTATAAATCGCTGGAAATGGAATGCAATTATAATACTTTATGCTATGGGACTACTATATGGAATTCTAACTTTCAAAGAAGCTATAGCAGAACCTAGAGAAATTACAAAACAGCACTTTGAGAAAATTAGCACTTTAGAGGCTATACCTGAACCCAAACCTGTCAATATACCCCCTAAGCCCAAAACTATTGCGAGAGAGGCAAAAAAAGACCTTGTAGCATATAATGGCAGTTGCTATGACTATGTAGATGAAATGGCTAGCAAATATAAAGTGGACGGAGAGGTAATGAGAAGAATTATTAAAGCAGAAAGTGGAGGTAATCCAAATGCTAAGAATAAGAATTCTACAGCTTCTGGGTGCGGACAATTCATCAAATCCACTTGGGAAGGAACTTTAAGACAAATGGGCAGAGAATGGGTAACACCTTTTGATGCAAGGACAAATGTAGAGGCAATGGCTTTCAAAATCTCCAGAGGAGGTATTGGAGCTTGGAATGCTTCTAAAAGTAAATGGAGTAAATAATTAATTTATAAAACACTATGGAAACTTTAATGATTATAATTAGAACAGCTATATATATGCCTTTTCTTATATTAGCTATTATATTTATGGCAGTATTTGTAATTGTAGCTTATATAACAATGTATTTAGTTTATTATATTGGAATGCCAGTAGCTTGGGTGTATGATCAGATTGTAAAACTATTGCATAAATTAACTATTTTATAAAAAACACTTGACAATGTGTCAATAGTATGTTATTATATATTCAGATAAGAGATTATCGAGTTATTAGTTAAAAAACACTATTATGATACTAGATACAACTGACCTATTACACGACATTGAGCAAATGGAGGTTGATAATCAACCTATTCCAGAGCCAGAAGATGCATATGATTATATGGTAGATATAAAAATGCATAAACAATCTGTAAAAAATAATTTAGATAAAATATTACCAGAAATTGCTGGATCTAAATATTGGTTAATAATGAAAGTTTATGTGTTTATGTATGCTAAGCCAAACTATACTATGCACTTAAACAGAGTTCGAGGTATGATTAGCACTTGGTTAGAAAATACCACTTATGAGCAACTAGTCGAAGCTCAGATCATAACCGAACAAGATATTATCGAGAATTATAATTAAAAACACTATGAGCAAAATATACGGACAACTATTACAATTCCAGAACAAACTTAGAAAAGTAAATAAAGACGCTAAAGGTCATAATCACAGCTATGCTTCTTTTGACAATGTAGTTGAAACTATAGCTCCTGAATTAACAGTTCAGGGGCTGGGATACACTCACACCTTTGACGGACAAGATATAGTGTGTACATTATTCAACACTGAAGGCGAGACAATTACATCTAAATTGACTTTGTCCACGGAAATCTTAAAAGGTATGAATGCTAGTCAGTCTATGGGAGCCGCAATCACATATGCAAGACGATATACATTGACTGCAATATTAGGGCTTGTGACTGACGATGACACAGACGGAGTAGTCAATACACCTAAAACTAATAAAGTAGTCTCACAAGGGCAAAATCAAACCCCACAAGATAATAAAACTAAATGGTTTAATCTAAAAACTAAAGACGGAGCTGTTATAGATAAAAACTATAAATATATTATAGATAATTATGCTAAAGGAGCTACTAGTGATAAGATTATTAAAGCATTAGAACAAGTTGGATATACTATACATTCCAGTGTAAAAAAAGAGATAGAACAGATGAAAATAGTAGACAATTACGAAGAAGTAGTATTAGTAGATTAAAATATATGAATACTACACGAAAGGAGGTGAAAACCTCTCATACAATGACAATAGAAAACTTAATGTCCAGAGATATTGAATATGATGAGACTAAAAAACCTAATAAACGGCATAGACTAATATTAGATGCATATAAACGAGGAGCATCACCTTCAATCTTAGCCCTTGAACTTAATCTGTCCAGACAAAGAATTTATCAAATTATTAATAAGTATAAAAAAACACTATGAGAAAAGATGTATTGTCCAATAAAACCGCTAAATTAAAAATTAAGCACTTACTTGCAGAAGGGTATAATAAGTCACAAATTGCCCGTATGGCAAGACTTAATAACAGAACTATACATAATATACTAGATCCCAATAATGAATTTGTTAGATTAGAAACTTATAACAAACTTCAAGCACTTTGGCAAACACTAGAAACTCAAAAAGAAGCAGAGCAAATGGCAGATAGTTATTTTTTTACAGATGAAGATGTTATAGATAGAAAAGATGCAGAAGAAGGAGCGAAAGAAGTAGCACTATGGCTTGGGATTACAATTGTAGTATTATTATTAGCTACACTTGGGTTAATATTTGTAATTAAATATATATTTAGTTTATAAATTAAAAAAAAGAAGGAAGGTTGAATGCCTCCTTTTTTGGTTTATGTTGTGATATATTCAGGGTCTGATTTAGTAAGAAGTCGCATATTGTAAAGAACAAGTAGATATTTACAATATATAATGTCTGTGATATATTGTAAATAGTCCTTTACAATTTAACAGTATGTCATCAGTTTCTGCTGCTGTTCGGGAACAAGTAAAACTAGATTACGGCTACACCTGCCAATTGTGTTTCCAAAAATACAAAAGCAAACAATTGCAATGTCATCACATTCGACCTCGTTTCCTTAATGGCGGGGATGAACCATCTAACCTGATCCCCCTTTGCGGAGGCAATCGTACTAAAGGTTGCCATTTACTAGTCCACAAACATCAAATTACCCACAATGAAAAGGGGCAAAGAATCTTGTACACATAAAAAGCCCCAGAACAACAAGTCATCAACATTAACATCAATATCAAGGTTATGCATTGACATAACCTTTTTTTTTACAATAAGAAAAGTTTAACCGTACCGAATTAAGGGCGGTTACAAACCAAAAAGAGAGAAACCGCTCTTTCTCTCCTCGTGGCAAACGGGGACACCCCGTTCCTTTTATAACCCTTATAGAAATACCCCCAGAAACTTCTAGTAGTATACTATAAGGTTGTTTTACAGGGAGCTACCCCAACCATACCTGTACAGCTGATAATGATATGGACATATTTAGATTATATATTATTTTGTCCTAACGGTCAAGATAATATATAAAATTTACATTTATTTAATTATACTATATACTTTCTATATTTTCAATATCTTCTAAAGATTGTAGTGGAGGTATAGGTTCTAGTTCAGTCCAATCAAAAGAATTGATATATTCTTCTTTTGTCATATACTTTTTATTTTATCAATATCTTCTTCTGTAAGTCTAGGTGTAAATAGTTTATTTATTTCATACCTTATAATAGCTAACTCTTCTTCTTCAAGTTTTCCCATAGCCCTAATTTTGTGGAGAATATGGTTAACTGTTTGGTCAAATGCACCCAATACACTAGCTCTTAATAAAACTTGCTTGCGCTTTTCTTCGTCTTCTATAAATTCTTTTTGAGTCATACTACTTTATCTTGTACCCTTTATTCATTGCATAGCTTTTAATTATATTTTCTTTAGGGATAACAATTATTCCTCTATAGTCTTCTGGTGCAGAACCACTCATACTATCTTGAGCCAAAACAATTTGTGTATCTGTCTCACTTAATAAAAATCCAACAGTTTTAATAACTACAACTTCAAATTCATAGTCTTTATGACACTGGTCTATATACCGATTAGAGTCTCTCCAAGCTATTAAAACAATATTATTTTCCATACTACTTTATCTTATATCCTTTATTCATTGCATAAGTTCTAAGATTGATATACTCATTTTTCTCATCTGCTACAAAAGTCCAATACCAATCAAAAAAGTCATCTGCTTTTATCTGGTTGTCTACTACAAAAATTATATCTCTTAAATCTATATAATAATCACCTATACCACACACTCCAGACCTGTCTTCACCTATCCAATATACATTATCCTTGTCAAAAGGTTCATCCCAGATAAGTTGATAGAACTCTTTAGTATACTCGTCTACTATATGCTTAAATCGTGTTTTGAGTTTCATATTATTTATTTTGTTCTTTAAGCCAACCTTGATAATCCCTTTCAACTGCTATTTTGAAAGCCTGTACACTTCTATATTGAGCCCACCATTTTACAAATCTACGAATATTCTTCCCGTTCCAGTTGTGATTACCATCTACATAACCGTATTTATGTGCTAGGAATAACACTGGATAGGCTTGAAGTATCTCATAATTTTCACAAATTCTAGTCTCGAAGTCTTTTCCCTGATAATTAAATTCTTTTTCTAATTCTATATCTTCAGGACTTTGTGGTTTTGGTTGCTCTGGCATAGTAGTTGAATAATTAAGTGATAATGGGTCAATGAAGTTATAAAACTGATTTATATTAGTTACAAGTCCTTTGAATACATCAAGATGTAAATGTGGTGCTGTACTTACACCAGTATTGCCTGTATAGCCTATAATTTGCCCTCTAACGACTACTTTGTTGCTAAGTGGAGTAAATCTACTCAAGTGCATATATCTCACGGATAAACCTCTATTTGTGGTCAATCTGACCATATTCCCTGATTGTCTACCAGTGGAAGATTTAGTCACACCATCTGCAATAGCATATACTGGTTTTCCGACTGGAATAATATAATCTTGACCTAAATGAGGTTGTCCAGTTAAATTACCAAATCCAGCTGGATATTTTTGACCGTGCTTAAATCCAATCCTGTGATTGTCTAATAATGGTGGGTGATATGTGTAATCTTTCCAATTTTGTAAACTCATATTATTTAATTATTAAAATTATTGATAAAATTATTGTAGTAAATAGAAAGAAAAAAGTAGTATAAGTAAATATTGTCGCTAATCTATAATAATTTGTTGACTTTATTCTTTTTGCTTCTTTGAGTTGACTTTCAAGCATTTTATCAAAAATGCCTGGAATTATTTCTTCAATGGTTTTAATTGTAAACTCGTAATAAAAATTTATATCATCTTTATATATTGGTTGATTTTTTGCCTTATTTAATAAATTGTTAGTTGTCTCATTTACTAATTTATTAAGTAATTTTTTTCTTTTAATTACATATTTTTCAAAATCTGGAATAATGTCTTCTTCAGCTATTAACCACCTTCCAAAATGATATTGTTGTAAATTTTCTTTATTACCTTTTATATCAGATAACTCATAAAAAACTTTGCCATCTACATTAGTAATCCCACTAATATAAAAAATATAATTATGTTTTCTATCTATTTCTCTATTAAAATCAAAGTGCTTATCTCCAATATTGTACTTATGCTTTATACTTGTTGTATTCATAGTTTTTTAATTATTCTTTTATAACAACTTTGTCTTCATATACAAATATTTCAATTCCATCTTCTGTAATAGGATTGTGCCAATCGCTAACTTCTACATTTTTACAAATACAATATGTACCTCGATAACCTTCTGTAAATACTTTCTCTCCTCCACATTTTTTACATAATGTTTCCCATTTTTTAGGCTTTTTCCAATCTTTTCCAAGTATAACTTTAGTATTTTTTGGGACTTTTACTTCTACACTCATAGTTATGTCTCTATATGCTTATATTTATCCTGATACTTTTTTATAAATAATTTTCTCTTAATCTTATAGTCTGAAGTCTTAAAACCTTTGCAATCTTCAACTATTGTCTCACTACCTTCATTATACATAAAATCTCCAACATATTCAATAGCTCTCTCTTTCTTGCCTGTATGTATATTCATAAACCCTTCCTGAAGCAAGAATTTAGGCTGTAGAGACAAGTTTTTTATTTGACCACCCCTTTCTAGTAGTTTTAATTCCTGATACCTCTTAGCCTCACTTTTGCTATCAAAAGTAATCCCGTCTATTATAGTTTTTTTTGCTTTATATTTATTAGAATAAAACATAGAGTGAAGTTATATGTCTGGATAAACTTTTAATATCTTATTAAAATTTTTTCTAGTTTTTTTTATTAAATCCTCATAAGGTTTTTTGTCTGCTTTTGTTGTGACCTCTTTCCCACTCATATATAAATCATATAATTTTTGTTCTTTAGGTAAATCAAATTCTTTTTGTTCTCCTATTAATTCTAAATGTTTATTTAATTCATTATCTTTTGCAATTTTATAAATAAAACTTTCAAACTCTTTTTGAAGTTCTGGATTATTTATTACAAGTTTTAAGTGTATTTTATTTACAATTGATTTCATATTTATTCGTCTAATTGTTTTATTTTTTCTAATAAACTATCTACATCTATTTGAAACTCTGATATTTTGCCAAAGTTTAATCTATGGTCTTTTATTTTTGTAATTGGAACAGCTAAATATATGCTTGAATTTTCTAATTTATCTGCATTTACCCCATTTTCCCAATCTAACTTTTTACTTATACTAATTTTAACAATTTTTTCATTTGGGTCGCATTGGAAAAATATAGTTTTTTTCATAGAGTGTTTTTAGCTTATACTTAATATACCATATTATTTACATTTTGTCAATAAACTAAAAAGCTCCTACAAAGGAGCTAATTAGCAAATATAAATATGAAAAAAAATAATATGTTGTAGTCGGATGAATGACTAGGCGATGATTAAAAGAACATATTCGTTTATCATCTGTTATATATTAACAAATAGATTTTCTATTGTCAAATTATATTAAAAAATCTTAATGCTATATCTACTACTACAGCTCCAATCAATGCCCACATTATTCTAGTAAAGTTATCAAAGCTCCTTTTCATAGAATTTACTTCAGCTGTCAAAGCATAAATTATCCCTTCGCTATTTCTATCTCCAAATAATTTACTGTCTAAAGCTTCTATAGTTTTTTGTATGGTGCTAACCATTTCTTTTAGCAAACCTATATCATTATAATGCCCTCTCACCTGCATTGCTATATCTCTCAATACCCTTACCACAATATTAACCTTTTCCTCAGTGCTATGATCTTTAGGATTGTCTATAATCTGGTCTAGCCTCTCAATATGGTCTTTTCGTATATCATTCATATTTCCACCAATAATGTAGTCTATCTACTACAGACTTTACTATAGCTCCAATGATAAGCATTTCAAACTCTCCTAGTTCATTGTAACCATATTTAGCTAAAAGTGCCACTATAAGAGCAGTTCCATACTTAATTATATCTGTGGTATCCTCTGGAATTATTATCACTCCATTTAGCCATTTTTTCCAGTTCCATTGATTGTTATTCATAATGTTGTTGTTATAAAATTGTTTCCCCCCATACTCCTAATCTAATGTTGGCAGTTAAATCTGACCATTGAACAGAACTAATATTTACTTGATTTTCAAAGTTAATTTGATTAGACACTGCATAAGCTGGACCTAATCCTTGAGTATTTAATGTCCCAGATGTTGCTACTATAAATCCTCCTATAAATTTACTATCTGAAGCACTAAGTGGAATTGAAGCTCTAAAAAACCCGCTCCAACTTCCTTTGTTAGTAATAGTAATATCTAAATTAAGATGTAAATTTATTCCTTTTATTTGATAAGCTTGTCTATTGTTTACCCCTGCATAAGTTCCAGCACTTCCACCACTCCCAGAAACTACTGATGTAAACCCTAACCACCTCGTCTCATAAATAGGCTCTTGTATAAGATTAGCATTGGTAAATGTTGGTACAGACCAAGTGTGTCCAGCTCCAGCAGATAGGGTGGCAGCAAATCTTCCAACATTAACATAATTATCCCCAGCAGCTGCATTAGTTATTGTAGAGATTGCACAGTGTTTTTGATTTGTAGTTGTAGTGTTAAAATCAGAATAAAGACGAGCATAAGGTATACGGCTAAATCCTAAAGTTACACCATCGGTTGCATTAAATCCCATATAGACAAAATAGTCTATTTCTCTAGTAGCTAATTCAACACTTCCAGAACTAAACCAATTTGTCCCAGCATTTCTAGTTAAAGATAGAGCAGAGGTAATTGGCCTTAAAACTCCACCTATCCACACAAATACAGGGTTAGTAGCAGTTGGAGCAACTACAGATGTTGGACTTGTACTTACAGCTACAGTTAAATTATTAGAAGCTACACTAGGGATAATATATCCATTTATAAGCCCTTGATTTCTAGCTCCAGTGGGAACCATAAACATTATTCGCCTTGTATCTGTTATGTTGGCATTAGTGATTGTAGTGACACCAGCTCCGACAGCTACATTAGCTAGTTTATAATGTGAGGCAGGAGTAGCAGGGACAGCAGGAGAGCCAGACGGAGTTCCAGAGACTACTACAAGACTAGCTACACCAGTTGAAGCGTCAACTTTACAACAAACTATATCAATTCTAGCTTGAGCAGAAGCAGTTGGAATAGTGACAGTTTCAGTGCTATCTGAGTAAAACTCAAACATAGTGTCAGCAGTTGTACCAGTTCCATAAAAATAGGAAGTACCTGCAATCACTTGAACACTCATAGCTGGGACAGCAGATTGACTTACTTTTAAGCCATCATTAGCTACTCCCTCATTGATAAGGAAGTTTTTATTGAACCTTGATAAATCTTGTGCTGAGGTGGAGTAACCGTCTCTAAAACTTACATCTATTGCCATATAATTAACTTAATTGTTTTTAGTTTATCAT